AGTCTTTCACAACCAGACCGTTCTTCCACTGGTAGCGAGTAGCCAAAGCCTGCATGCGGGTGCCGTCACTGTTGTAAACGGTTTGCTCGCCGAGGTCTTCGTGAATCAAGCCAGCCTTCGAACCTTTGGGGAACGGGCAGTACACAGTGTTGTCACCCCACACCACGAGGTAGATCGAGGTGTTGTCAGAGCCAGAGCCACCAGCCTTCAGAATGTTCTGACCGTTGGCGGCAGTGCTGTCGCTGTAGCGAGCGGCAAGGCCGAGGAACTGCTTGGGATCGACACCAGGGTTGCCATAGAACATGGTCGTTGCTTGAGTCTGGTTCATCGCTTCCAAGAAAGCGGTGTCCTCAGACAAGCGGAACTGAGCGGTGTTGCCGTTCAGCATTGCCAAGTCTTTGTCAACTTCAGAGCGGGCTTCCAAGATGCCGCAAGCCTCGTCCACTTGAGCAGTGGTCGATTTGCTTGAAGGGATACCTTGGTTCAGCGCACGCCAGTAGACAGTGGGCAGACCAGTACGGATTACGACGCGCTCGCCGGTAGGCAGGTTGCCTTCCTTGAACACGCAGTCCTCCAGGATTTCGTTGCTCTGCGATAGCAGTTCAGCAACGATGGGAACTCGACCGTCCGGGTCGACGCGTTTGGCCCAATCGGCCAGGGTGAGAGAGTTGTTCGACAAAGTAGCCATGATGGACTCCTATTAAGTTTGCTGATTTGAATAAAGCGCGGATGCGAGGTCGTTGAATCCCTTGGGGCCAGCCTTCTGACCGCCGCGAGTGCCACCGACAAAGCGGTCCTCACTGATTGCTTTTCCTGCCCTGTACATCAATCGGATCATCTCCGGGTGATTGCCCAGGCCAGACTCGTTTAACAACTTGCGCAGTTCTGGCGTGCCGAACGAGTCGAGTGCTTTCTTTGCCACGACCAGGTTATCGTTGAGTTTGTCACCCCCGAATTCCTTGTCGGTGCGAGCAGATTCGGCCCACTCATTACGGACAGTTTCCAGTGCCTGCATCTGACGCTCCAAGATCTTTGGCGCGACTTTGTCCAGCACTTTCTGCGCGGCTTCTTGCGGCAGATCCAATTCCTTGGCGATTTCCGAGAATGATTTCATCACCTCGGGGTCGAACTCTTTGCCCTCGGGGGCTTTGAATTCGTACACTTCCGGCGCGTTGGCTTTCGCCTGGTCGCCGTTCTGGTCACCTTCGGCATTGCCAGTCTTCTGGCCATCCTGGCCAGCCTGCTGGTTCTGCGTACCGTCAGCCTGTTGTTGCGTCGCCTGTTGCTCGCCCCCCGTCGGTTGCGTGCTCGAGGCGTCTTGCGATGCGGGCGTGCCTTCAGTGGTCGTTGCGGCTTGATCCGTCATCAGCGATTCTGTCATTGGATTGCTCCTTTACCATTTGTGGATATAACTCTGGGCACAGAGAGTGAATCATCGCGAGCATGCGATTGCCGAAGTTCCTGTTACCTTCTGCGAATGCCATTTGCATCGAGTTGGTATTGAACGACAGCCGGAACACGCCGGATTGATCCATAAGGCGCCACACTACACGACGCCCCCTCTTACTACCCATGAGCCACTTGATATCCGCCTCTTCGTTTTCGCGGGCCAGTTTTTCGCGCATATCTTTTTCAGACTTTGCACGCTCTTGCCCACGCAAATCGATCGGGTCAAATTCTTTGCTCATAGCGCCAATCTAACTACTGCACATTTGGATACGGGTACCCTCATGCCGCTACTTCACTGACGGTCAGCAACAGGGATGGTGCCGCTGGCCTGGCTGGTGAAGTTTCCGGGGCGTGATAAGCGATCGTAATTCCTGCGTTATCCCGTGACCAGTAGATCTCGACATAGTCGCCAGCATTCATGTCAATGAAAAAGTTCTGGCTTGGGATGATGGTCCCGGCCACGCCACCGTGACTGCTTGGGACCGAATAAATGAATCGGCTGTTGGGGATGTCGGCGCCGTTCTTTTTGCCCCACAGTTCAAAGTAATGGGCCTGGCTGTCGGTATTGTGCAGATGCACAGACAGTTGCCAGTTGAACAGGCCTGCGCGGTCTGCGTAGATCTTTGTGGTGTCGGCAAGACGAACACCTTGCTGAACGGCGGCTGTGTTGAATGTCATTGCTGAACCGCTGGTGCCACCAGTCTGGTTCGTGGTGTCTAAGAACAGGCCGTAGTACGGGGCACGCTGGAAGTAGAACTCAGATCCATCAGGATCTTTGACGCCCACGATGTCGCCGGTCGTCTCGTCGTACAGCCAGGGAGCGCCCTGGTACTTTTGGCGTGCTGTCATTTCTTGTCCTTGTCTTTGCCGTAGAGTTTCTCAGCCGCAGACTCCTTGAAGTCTTTACGGGTTGGAGCGCCCTCTTCGCCAGGCTTTCGCATGCGCTCGCCAGATCCCTGCTCGATGCGTTTTCTCTTTGCGTGAATGTTGGCCCAAAGTCCTGGTCCTGGCATGGTCAGCCCTTCTTCTTTTCTTTGTCCTTGGCCGGGTACATCTTGTCGGCCATCTGTGAAAACTCACGGCCAACAGACTGAGGCACTCCGGCCTTCTTTGCGAACTCGGGATTGTTGGCTACGGCCCGCATAAACCGGGCCTGCTTCTCAGTCTTGGCTGGCATGGTTACTCGGCAGAGCCGTAGAGCATGGTCGATGCTTCGGCGTTGCGCTGTTGCTGGTTGCCCTGGATCTCCATGTCGGTGATCTGCAACTCGATGCCCATGTCTTCGCCTTCGCCTTGAGTCTCGTATGCACGAGTCATCTTCACATAGGCCTTGGCCATGATGTTCATCTCAGTGCCAACTTTAGGCAGAGCAGTGATGCCCAGTTTCTCGAGTTCTTCTTTGCCGAGGCTAATGCATAGGCCGTACGGGTAACGCGGCTCGTCGGCTTCGTATTCGCCTGGCATCTCTTCGCGCTCGGGTGCGCGTTGCATATTGATCATGGGCATGGCTATTCCTTTCAGGGTGTGTTGTATCCGGAGAACATGTCGATCACATTGGTCAGAGCACTAGGCTCTGTCGTCTGTGCTTGTGCCAAATCCTTGGCGATTACGGCTTGCTGGTGTATTGCGGCCTGTTGCTCTTTGGCCGCGAGCGCCTGGTTGCGTGCATCGCGAATCATTGCGACTTGCTCGCCACCCACCAGGATGTTGGGGTCGACGCCCAGCATGTCGGCATAGGCATCTGCCCACGCGTCGCTGTTGAACTTGTCGAGCACCTCTGGCTTCATGTTGGCCACGACGCCCAGGTTGCCGACGAAGCGGTCAACACTGTTGGTGCCAATAGCACGCTGTGCCTGGGCCAGCATCGAGACGAACTCGACCGACAACTCCATGCCTTGCAGTTCTTGAGGCGGTGGCAATAGCACGCCAGCCTCGACCATGCGAGTGAATGTCATGTCGATTAATGGTGAGAGCAGTTCGTTGTGCAGGCGCTCGAGCACCGGTCCAAGCATGAGCAGTTTCTCTTCGTGACGCTCAGCCACTTCGGTTGCTGTCATGCGCGTGTCGGTTGCGTTGGCCAGCATCAAAAACAGGTCAGCATAGAACGCACCACGAACGCGGTCGCGGCAGTCCATGATGTCGTTGAGCAGATACTGTAAATTGAGGTTGACTTCGAATGCAGAGCGAATGCCACCGGTTGGTGAGTTCGCATCGACGAATGAGACGCCGCCAGGCAGTGTCTCGACATCGCGGTTCTTCATCGAGGTCGGCACCTGGAGCGGTGGCTTGACCTGGTAGTCAATCGCTTGGGCTTTGCGCAGTTGCTCGTGTTGCAATTGCTTGATGTCGCCCAATGCTTCCATGCCAGGGCTATTGCCGTAGATGTCGCCGCCAGCAGTAGCCCAGCGTGGAGACAATGCAGGGAACATCTTGAAGCCAGATTCACGCAAGAACTTGTTGTTGTCGCCGCCCACTTCAAAGTGATACGACGCAAACGGCATGTTCATATTGTCGCGCTTGCGTGTGTCGCGATCAGCGCGAGGTTCGATGGCGTGAATGATTGGCACCCATGCATCGAGCGAGCCACGGTCAAACATGTTGCGCACGGTGGTCGAGCAGTTCTCGCGCCCGAACTCTTGCACGACTTCAGCAACGGTCTTCTCGTACTCGCGATACAGCGTATTGACTGCGCCCTGATAGTTGGTCGCGATGCAATATTCGCCGCATGTCAGCGGGTAGTGGTGAATGATGTTCTGGAAGTCAGGCAGTACGATCGAGACGCCGGTGCCGAATGCGCCGAGTTCTTCGTACATTTGGTGCAGTGCGCGGTATGTGTTGGATCGCTGAAACACCATCTGCATGCGACGGGTTGTGTCATCGAGCCAAATCTTGACCGGTTGGTACTTGTTGAGTTCAGGATCTGCTGTAGCCAGGCGGAACCATGGCCGCGCTGGGCTAGTAGCACCAGCCATCATGCCAGCGCCTAGCACGCGCAGTGAGCGGGTGCCGGTGTTGTCGTAGATGTTGTTGTGCCTGCGCCAGCCCTTGTCACGGTCCTGGACGAAGTAACGCCCATTGCGTGGTAGCAGGTAGGTTGTGATCTCTTGCCAGTGCGCCCACCAGGATGCACGCTCCGACTTGAGTTGACCCCAACGCGTGAACAGTTTGTCCCGCTCTGGGGCGTTTGGATACGACTGTGCGTCGCTGGGGAATTGACTCATGGTTTAACCGCCGAGAAGTGTGTTTTTGCCGAGCGCCAACTGTTGAGGGTCGATGCCCTGCGGTCCAGTCAGCATCGTGCCGCTTGCACCACCAGCACCAGCCATACCGGCATCAGCCATCACAGCCTGAGTATCAGGACGACGCTGGTTTGCCTTGTTGATGTTTTGCTGTGAGGTTGCCGCCGCTTCTTTGGCTTGAGCAAGTTGTTGAGTCTGCGCCGCTTCTTGCTGGCGCATCATGTCTTTCTGTCGGTCTTTGGCTTGCTCGCCACTGTAGACCGCATATGTGGTTCCGACTACTGCCGCCACTGCCGCTGTTACACCCATGATGATCTCCTTTCAGATCTGAATACTGAAGATGATGTCCTGCACACCATAACCGAGGCGAGGCATCATCTTCTCCAATGGCGTGCCTTGTTTGGCGTGCCATAGCATCAGACGGGCGCCGCGCTCTTTTGCCATCTTTTCCGTTGCACGGATCAATTGCAGTCCAAGTCGGCCATTCCTCTTGCCTTCAGTCACAAAGAGCAAGTCGTTGCTACATGTTATGAGGTCGGCATAGTGAAGATGATTCGTCACAATATTCACCGAGTAACCCACAACCTTGTCACCCTCAAAAGCGGCGAGGATCAACAGCATGCCGTTCTCCTCTGCGGCCCGATACTTCTGCTCATCTGGCTTCAGTACCATCACCTGCTTGTTCAGGGCTATCTCTTCCCAGTGCTCTGAGAACAACTCGCTTGCGTTGGCAAGCATCTCGTCGACATTAGAAAGTCGGATTTCAGTCATGGGTTCCCCACTATTGACGCCACAGTAGTGGCTGAATTATCGGATACGGGTACCTTACGCATCGGAAAGCGTGGAGTCACGGCATCAATGATGATGTGAATCCGGTCGGTATCGCCGTCGTTTCGCGCTGAGTGCTCGACCTTGTGATCGAACCACCACGCCTCGCCAGGCTCGATGTGATGAGTCTCGCCGCCTGCTGTCAGCGTCGCCTTTTCGGTGCCGGTGACGGCCACATGGAAGCGTGCATAGTGATCTGCATAGGTGCCTTCGTCGACATGGGGTGTGACCACGCCGCCTGGTTTCAGTTTGACAATGAGCACCCGGCCCAACTCGTCGACCTTGAGCACATCGGTCAGCAGTGGGCGCAGGATCGGAACCAGGACATCGGCTAGGGTATCCATTACCGGGTAGTCGTAGGCGCCGGTGTGGAACATGTAGTAGTAGGGCGTGAACTTGTAGGGGCCACGCGGATAGATGCATTGTGTGTCTATATGTGCCGAGCCGCTGTACTCTTGGCGGGCTGTGATCTCGTCCCACAAGTGCGGCATGGCCTCGAGCCTGGCTCGTATCGGCTCGACATCCAGGCCAGTGGCCACGCGCTCAAATCTTGCTGTACGGGTCATACTCTTCCCTTTTGTTGTATCGGCCCAACTCCTGCATGATCGATCGCTTGGGCGTGTCCATCAGCGCCAGGCAGTAGGCCGAAGCATAGTCAGGCGAGCGCCCGATCTTCTCGAGGATCTCTTCCCGGCTGGCCACGGCCACGGTCTGACCCACCAGTTTCCAGGTCGGTGCGCACAGGTCAGCCAGCAGGCGTTGATCTGGAGGCAACGCGATGCCGGTGTTGTTGGCTGGGTCGAGCGCCTCACGCATGCGCCACCACAGTTCGGACCGCTGGTTCTTGAAGCGCAGGCGCCCAGACTTGTCCAGGCCCAAGGCAGACTCGGCCACATTGACGCCAAGAACCTGTTGGCCCATCTCGTTCAGAAAGTCGTAAGGGCTGGAGCCGACGCCAATGACATCGATGTGAATCGGGGCGCGGTCCCGCACTGCGGCCACCACCAGGCCTGCAATCGTCGGTCCGTCCGGCGTCTGTGTGCCAGGGTAAGCCAGCGGCTCATCGAACCACATGCCGTGCCGTTTGGCGATGATCGTGTTGTCCTTGCCGCCTCGGGCCACATCGACGCCCACGCTGTCCATCGGCAAGAGTTTGTCAGGACGCTTCCAGCGGGCCATAGCGGCCTCAACCCAGGCCGTGGGTACTACTTGCCAGGGATCGTCCTCCATGCCTGCCTGGAAGTCGCCGTAGAGCATCTGTGAGCGCAATGGCTCTGGGAGTGATTGCAGTTGTGCCATGTAGCCGGTCCCCATTAGGTAAGGGTTATCGCTGATCCTCGACGGAATGAAGGTGCGCGACAGCGGCGTGATCAGTTCGCCGTTGTGGGTAAAGGGTTTACCCGAATCCACCTCGACATCCTTGCCGTCGACGGTTGCGAAATAGCGCAGTTCGCCAGGCTCTGCCGGGTTGGGGTGCTTCTTGTCCAGCCATGGCGCAAAGAACTGGATGATCCAGCGGCCTTCGGCTGTGGTTGGTGGGTTGAATGTCAGCAATGCCTGGCACCGTTGGCCGGGCACGGTAGTACGCAACCAGCCCAGCAGGAAGCGCACCGCAGACTCGCGCATGTTCGCGGCCTCATCAAAGACCAGCAGGTCATGCGGTCGGCCCTGGTATTTCTTTTCGTCGTCCGGGTTTGGGAATGATCCGAACTCCACTTGTATGGCCACGCCGTCGACGCGCCTGGTGCGCCAGATGTTGTCCTTGCCGTTGTACCCATTGCGACTGCCAAGCAACTCGGTGATGCGGTCCAGAACGCCGGTCAACTCGGTGCCGTTCAATCGGAAAATGCCAATCTTGCGATGGGTGGTCAGTGCCTTGCCGCAGGCCAGGTCGGTCTTGCCGCCTCCCGCCGCGCCGCCGTAGCCGATGATGTCTGCCGTGCTTTCGTATGCCATGGTCTGTGGGCCAGGCAGTGGGCGCCACAGCGTCTTGTCGCTGGTGAGGAGTGAGTCGAGTTCTGCGCGTTCTTCGTCTGTCAGATACGCCAGAAGGGCTGGGTCAAACGCCTCCACCATTCTTGGCCTTTCGCGCCTGTGCCGTGGCCAGGATCGCTTGCAGTTTGGCGGCACGCTGGGTGTCGTCCAATGGCTCCATCAGCGGATTGTCTGGATCGCCAGCCAGGGTCGTGCGGTCGCCGTACTTCTTGGGATTCCACTTGGCCAGCAACTTGAGCCGCATCTCTGCCCGGTTCTTGAGCCAGGCCACATGGGCGCTGTCGTACCTTGGATTGTCACCACCAGTCATGACCGGCATGGTGTCAATGATGGCCATAGCCTCTTCGGCAATCACATCACCACCGACATCCCGCGCCTGCGCGAAGCGTGCGGCAAATTCCTTGTTTTTGTCCAGCCAGTCGTACACGGTTCGGAATGCTGGGTTGCCCTCGATGCGGCAGTATTCACGCAGGGGTTTGCCGTGTGCGATCCACTCCAAGATCTCTTCCATCTTGTCGGTTGGCACTGGCTCGGCTGGTCTGCCGCGTCCGCGTTTTTCAGTCTTCGCTGTCATCGATGATTTTTTTCCATCTATCCGGGGTTTGTGCTCGTCGCTCGTACTTGCAAATTTTTTTGATGGTGCTGAGTGGAATGTTGAACATCTTGGCCAGTTTTCGGTAACCGATTTCGTTGTCCTCGTGCATGTCTCGGATCTTGTCGATTACTTCGTCGGGAAGGCGGGCATTGTGGTGGGATGCCCCGATTCGGTATCCCTGCTCATTAACTGCCACAAAATGCACGCGCTTCTTCCCTTTCATCTCATGCCATCACCTTACCGTTTAACGCTTCGGAGGTTTCTTGCCTTTGTCTTTTCCATAGCCCATGTTCATCTCCTCGAGTGTCGTGCGATATTGCACTGCATTGATTTTGCATCATCATTGAATTTTGCGCAACGATATCACCTGTTTTTTCGAGCGCCCAATTTATCTGTTGTGGCGATATGTTCCAGCCTTCACGCGTCAAATCAAGAATGCGTTTTGCGTGGTGTAGTTCGTCTGTCATGTTTTCCTTTTGGTGTGGATTGAAGCCATCACGGCTTTAAGTTCTTCGACCGATTTAGCGCCGCGCTGTTTGACTCGTGCATCGAGTTGATCGCGACGCTTGTGCAATGGCATAGCCAGCAAATGCCTGGCCTCACATTCGATCATCCAATCACGGGACCAGGAGCCGACGACACGCCCATCGTGGAGCGTGACATCGATCTCGTACTTCTCACGCGGCGTCAATGTCTTTGCGCTGACGCGGCCATGTGCTTGAAGTAACCGTCGCAGATTTCGATGGCCTCGCGCATCACCATGGCATCAAATGCCTGGTTGAGTTTGGACTCAGCGTGTTCGTCGTCGTTCCACCCAATCGCAAACGAGCACACGCCGTAGCCTTCAGGCTGGCAAAAGAATCGCAACTCAGGCGCACCTTCATCACTTTGTTTTTTAATCATTACGATTTGGCCATAGCGGGCCACATCAAATACTCGTGCGAATTTCATCCGAATACCTTTCTACATTTTCGGCAGTGTTTAACACCGCGTTCCCATTTGAATCGTGCTGTACAAAAAGCACAAATACGCCATCTAATTTTGTTCATTGAGACATCCACCACATCCACACAGTGATAACGACAAAAGCAATTGCGGCACCAAGTGTTAGCAAACCAACTGTCATTAAAAAACTGTAAATCATTTCCATGATTACCTCACACACATTAGATTAATTGTTCGATACACCACTCCGTCATGCCATCGTTTATCTGGTTCAATGTCATAGAGTTCGATGATGTGCTCTGCTTCTGCAAACTTCACGCGCTCATTGCGAATGCAAAAGACATAGATCAATGGCGCCTTTTGTGTTGAGTACGCATCGATCAATTGCGGCAACAGCAAGCGTTCTTTTTCTTTGATGTTGGCCGTGCCTTTGACATTGACCACGAAGGTGCGCTGTTCGCGCTGGATCACATAGTCTGGCATGTTGCGAAGCACCGGGTTTAAGTTGTAGAAGGATTCGACATTGGCAAACTTCTCATCAAAGCCCAGGCGTGTGCAGTTCCATCCATTGCGCACGCACCACTGCTCAAACAATTCTTCGCCAATGTTGACGCCAACGCCTTGCCTGCCCTGGTAGTCCTGGCCTGCATTGCCATAGGTCATAACTTGATGCCTCGCACTATGTGCTCTTGATTGATGCGCTTGCAATCGATCTCAGGTTTGAAGTTTGGCCAATGACCTTCGCGCACCATATCGCAGTAGTGTTGCTCCTCTTTGATCGCATCTTCGTAATCCATCTGGCCAACAATTCCAAATGCCATCACCACAAAAATCACTGCTCCAATTGTTTTAATTACTTGCATTGCCATCTCCTTTTTTCAAATCAGTTGCTCGTGGTTGTGCCCACATTTTGCGAATTTGTTTCATGCACTCTTCTGCCCTCTGTTTGTTGCGCTCGAGTTCTTCAGCGGTCCATTGCTTTTCAATGCGAAGTACTTGTGGCTCGACATACGAATGACGCAGGTGCTCTTGAAACTGTGGCAACGATGGCGGCTCAACTGGCAAATGCTCAAGTGCTCGCTTGATAGTTTCTGGGTGGTCTTTGTAACCGCCAAGTTTTTCTGCCCAATGCTCCATTGCATTCACGATTCCTGCGTCTCTGCCGTCAGGTAAAGTCTGGCCCGTCTTCCACATGTTTAGGAAGCGTGTCCCGTAGTGACCCTGCATCGTCGTGAAAATCCTCTGCACCCAGGAATCCGGCAGGCGCCGTGGCTCTTGGTGTGATGTCGATGGTGTTGTGTTCGTCATTGTTTAGGTTCCTTTCATCTCCAAAAATTGCTCGTGCCGCCGCGAGTTTTGATGCGTCTGCGTGGCTCATGGTTTTCGTCTTTTCGTCTTTCACCCAATCTGCTTTAAATCCTGCCCATCCCCTGGCACAGCATTCAGTCAATGCCGCGTTCAGTGACCAGCCTGCTTTTCGTGCTTCACGCTCGATGCCTGCCAATGCCGCCTGAGTGACTGGTGCCTTCTTTGCTTTGCGGACTTTCAAGAATCCATCCCAGACTTCAGGACCGACACCGTCGGGACAGGACAAGGGCTTGTCCCTTGTACTTATCTTTGTTTCTTGTTTTATGTTTATTGTTTCTTGTTTATTGTTTGGTTGCACGGTCGTTGAACGGGCGTTGGACCGGCGTTCAGCAGATGCCTTACCCGCTCTGGATGCGGCTTCGTCTTCGTGATCGCGCATGTTGATCGCCCGTGCAACGGTCGTTGAACACTCGTTCAACGGTTGTTCATGCAGGTAGTACAGATCGAGCAGACGACGGTAAGCACAGTCCTCGATCACCGTGAGGTGCCTGGTGTGGCTTATGTAGTCGCCGATGTTGAATGAATAGAAGTGCATCACGCACCAGCCTTCTCTGCCTCTTCGAGCAGAGACTTGATCAGGCTGGCGTCTTTGCCTTTGGCCTTATTGGTGCATGCGACGCATGCCGAGTTGATGGTGTACCGGAGCGTTTCGCCGCAGGCTTTGCAGGGCTTGCCGGTGTACTTGCGCTGGCCCTGACGGGCGGCTTGAATGCGTGGCGATTCCAATTAAAACTCCTCTTGGTTGATGGTTTTCTAATTCTAAACCAATTCCAAGAGGAAGTGTCAAGGATTTTTTTTGGGTGTGATCCGTTCTAATTTTTCGGTGGTCACAAAGCGATGAAGATTGGCGCATTCATAGCGGCGCATTTTGGTGTTGCCAGGCCTGGTCCTGGTTTCCTTTACCATGGTCCAGGCTTGACAAACAGGGCACTTCATTTCCGCAATTCTGCCTCCTTGACAAAAACCCCATCGATCATTTTGCCTTTGCGGTCCTTGATTTCATCGTAGGCCATCTCGATGCAGGCCTCGATGCTAAAGCCCATCTGCTCGGCCAGGATGGTCAGGACCACCACAGCGTCGCCGATGCCGTCCATCACCTTGACCTCGTCTTTGCGGGCCAGGCCTGCGGCCAACTCGCCAATTTCCTCGATCAGTTTGGTGAACTGCTTGTCGGTCGTGCTACCCAGGACCAGGTTGCGGGCGTGTGCCCACCCGCGAATCTTCACAAAGTCGTCGTAGGTTTTCATGCGATTCCTCAAAATGGGATGTCGTCGTCCATGTCGTTGATCGATCCGCCAGTTGATGCCTGGGGCTGTTGCGTTTGTTGCGTTTGAGCAGGCGCTTCACCCTTTGGCGGTAGGTCGATCTGGTCCACAGAAAGCCGCAGGCGGGTTTTTGGCGTGCCGTCCTTGGCTGTGTATGCCTCGAGTTTGATCGGCCCGCTGACGGTCACCCTGTGGCCTTTGGCCATGTACGGTTGCAGGCTTGTGGCCCGCTTGCCCCAGAGGGCACAGTCGACCCACATTGTCTCGGGCTTGTCTTTGGTCCCGGTCTGTACTCCAATCGCAAAGTTCAGGATGTTGTCGCCGTTGTGCTGGCGCAGTTCGGGGTCGCGCCCCAGGTTGCCGGTGAGTATTGCAATGTTCATGCTTTGGATTCCTTCGAAATTTGGACGCGTACGAAACCACCGATCTGCCCCGCGTCCACTCGTGCAGTCAGTGTTGTGAATTGCTTGTCGTTGATCTTGAGTGCATCAGCGACGCCATCGAGGCCAGCCTTCATCCTGGCCACCAGGTTGTCTCGATCGTAACTGCGCCGGTCGGGCGGCACAAACTCAAGCACCAGGTGCAGGTTGCCGGTGGGCACCCGGTCAGTGCGAATGCGGTATTGCTCCAGCGTCATGGCCCAGCAGGCCTCGCGATATGCGGCC